TTTGCCAGCGCCGAAGGCAATCCAGACAATGTGGTCGCTATTTTTGTGGACCACCGCGAAGTCTGGGTGTTCGGCTCTAACTCAACCGAAGTCTGGTACGACGCAGGGCTGCTCGACTTCCCGCTGACACGTATCCAAGGCGCGTTCAACGAACTAGGCTGCGCGGCGCCGTACAGCATCGCCAAGATGGACAACCAAGTCTACTGGCTAGGCAAGGACGCGCGCGGCCAAGGCATCGTCTACAAGGCCGCTGGCTACATCGGCCAGCGCGTATCTACGCACGCTATCGAATGGCAGATGCAAGAGTATGCCGACATCTCGGACGCGACCGGCTACACGTACCAGCAGGACGGCCACAGCTTCTACGTCCTGAACTTCCCTACTGCCAACACCACATGGGTGTACGATGTCGCCACCGGCGCATGGCATGAGCGGGCGTCGTTCGCTAACGGCGAGTTTAACCGCCACCGCGCCAGCAGCCAGATGTTTTTCAACGCCACTACGGTTGTCGGCGACTACCAGAACGGCAAGATTTATTCGTTCGATCTCACCGTGTACGCTGATGACGGCGCACCGCAGAAATGGCTGCGGTCGTGGCGCGCGCTGCCGACGGGCGCTAACAACCTTGCGCGTACTATCCAGCACGCCATGCAGCTTGACTGCGAGACAGGCGTGGGCCTGAACAACGGCCAAGGCAGCAATCCGCAAGTCATGCTGCGCTTCTCAGACGATGGCGGCCACACATGGTCCAGCGAACACTGGAAGTCGATGGGCCAGATTGGCCGGTCGGGCTATCGTACCATCTGGCGCCGCCTTGGCGCGACGATGAAAATACGTGACCGCGTCTACGAAGTGTCAGGCACAGACCCTGTACGGATTTACGTCATGGGTGCTGAACTGATACTTAGCGGGACGAGCGCCTAATGGCACTATCGCCGATTAACCCCACACAGATTACGCCGCCGCGGGTTGATTTTATTGACCCGCGGTCAGGCGCGATTAGCCGTGAATGGTATCGGTTTTTCCTGTCGCTGCTAACCGCTACGCAGAACAACCAAGATGAAGTTGAGTTAGCGCCGGACGCTACGTCGCAAGCGGCTTCTTTAGAGGCGGAACTTCTAAGCCTGTCCGAAAACGTAGACACGCAGCCCCGCGCTGAACTCGGCACGATGGCCCCGCTTCAACAGGACAACATTCCGTGGCTTCAGTTTAACACTCAACCTAGCGGTTATCCAACTGGCCCTGCCGCAAACGGCACAGTTTATTGGGATGATGCCGACGCCATCAAGACGCTGAATATCGTCATGGAGGACAGCGGCGAAGTCATCCAGCACGTTGGCGAGGAAACCTATTACCGCGTTAAAGCGTCTGCGCCCATTACAGAAGGCCAAGTGATAATGATCACAGGCACTGTGGGTGCATCTGGCGGCTTGCGTGGTGCTCCAGCTACAGGCCTAACCGCTTTCCAAAGTGAAAACATTCTAGGTATAGCGACTCAAAGCATCGCCACTAACGACTGGGGCTATGTTACGTGGTTTGGTGAAGTCAAGGGCATTAACACCACTGGCGGCGTTGAGGCATGGGCTTTAGGTGATGTTCTATACTACAACCCCGCAGTTGCTGGTGGCCTGACCAAAATCGTTCCCGTTGCCCCTAACCCAAAAGTTATTGTGGCTGTTGTTGTTCATCCAGCAACAAACGGTATTTTATTCGTGCGTCCGACGTTCGGTTCTGCGTTTGGCTCGACAGATAGTAACGTTGAAATTACTGGCTTGGCGGATGCTGACATTATACAGTATAACACTGCTGCCGCTCGTTGGGAAAATGTCCCTGCGACATCCGTTCAAGTCGTTTCATGGTTAGGGCTTTAAGATGGCGTTCCAACGCATAACTCCTGCTAAACTAGCGCAAGCTGCTGTCACCACAGGCACGACCACTGTATACACGGTTCCAGCATCAACACGCACGATGGTTAAAGAGATTGACATCTGCAACACGACGGGCGCTGCGTTAACGATTAACGTGCATCTTGTTCCGTCGGCTGGCTCTGCGACTGCGGCTAATGCGCTTTTCTTTGGTGCAAGCATTTCTGCCAATACGACACTACAATGGTCTGGCGTGCAAGTCCTGAACGCTGGCGACACGATACAAGTGCAGGGGTCAGGTCTTGGCCTAACAATCCATGCAAGCGGGGGTGAGGCAACCTAATGCCTATTAGCGTATTCCCTCCTGCTCCTTCTGGTGGCGCTGGCGTTACAACGTTTAACACTCGCGCTGGTGCGGTTACGCTGGCGAATACTGACGTTGATGGCGCGTTAGGGTTTACGCCTTACAGCGATACCAATCCGTCAGGCTTTACCTCAAACGTAGGCACTGTCACTTCAGTCGGTGGTACTGGAACTGTTAGCGGCCTCACGCTTACAGGCGGCGTCACTGGCTCTGGTTCGTTGACGCTTGGCGGCACTCTATCTCTCACATCTGGAAACGTCACTACGGCGCTAGGCTTCACGCCTTACAGCGCAGCTAATCCCTCCAACTTTATAAGCGCAAACCAATCTATTACGCTTTCAGGCGATGTTACTGGCACAGGCACAACAGCCATTACTGCAACATTAGCCAACACAGCCGTAACGCCGGGGAGTTATACCAGCGCAAACATTACTGTTGACGCTAAGGGCAGAATAACAGCAGCAGCGAATGGATCAGGCGGCGGCGCAATTTCGCACGCTGAAAACTTCCTCACCGTCGATAGGCAAATGCCTGTTTCCAGTACATGGTATGATGGCCCCGACATTTCTCTAGCCGCTGGAACATGGCTTATAACAGGCCATATTTCCTTTTGGCGAACAGCGACCACCGCAACGATTTGGTTTGGCAGAATCACAGATGGGACTAACCATCATGCGTCCAGCCAAGCGTACACCCCATCGGTGGCTGGCACAGGCGCTAACGTTGCGTTAACTGCCGTGATAACCTTGGCGGGAACCACAACTATTAAGCTGCAAGGCACTACCAGTGCTGGCGCTACCGCGTGTTTGATGAAAGCCGCGACAACTGCAAACGGTTCTGGTAATAATGCTACTCAGATAACTGCAATCAGACTTTCTTAGGATTTAAGCTATGGCCGTATCAATCAGTAACATCATCCCCGCTAAGACGGCGGAGAACAGCCAAACGACGCAGTACACGTCGAACGGCGTGCAGACAATCATCGACAAGTTTACCGCGACTAACTACAGCGTGTCGGCTGCGACAATCAGCGTCAACCTTGTGACGGCTGCGGGCAGCGCCGGTAACGACAACTTGATTGTCAAGACCAAGACGCTCCAGCCATCAGAGACGTATACGTTTCCTGAACTGGTCGGCCATGTGCTGCCGAACAATGGCTTCATCAGCACAATCGCTGGCACGGCGTCGGCCATCAACATTCGCGCGTCAGGTCGTCTGGTTAGCTAATGCAGAATTTTCTGCGCCTTGCAGATAATGTAGACACTGTTCCGGTCATGCGCGAACTGGCTACGCAACCTGAGTTGTGGGACCAGAACACGTTGCGGACGCAGCATCCCGACACGGCCCATGCTGAAGTCAGCGACATCTGGCTTTGGTTCAACGAAGTGCCGACTGATCCAGAAGCGGTTGTCAACGACATCCAGACAATAGCCTATCCCGCGTGGGGCCAGTTGCCATCGCTGCGTCGGCTGGTGCTAGACCTTATGCGCCGCGTCGATGGCGTCCAGTTGGGTCGCTGCATCGTCACTAAGCTGCCGCCCGGCGGTCAGATAACGCCGCACGTTGACGGCGGTGCGCCAGCAGAGTTTTACACCCGCTATCAGATTGCGCTTCAGTCCTTACCGGGCGCGCTGTTCCATTCCGGCGATGAAACGATAAACTTTTATTCCGGCGAAGTGTGGTGGGTAAACAATCGTGTAAAACATTCTGTTGTAAATAACAGCGCCGATGATAGGATTGTCTGCATAGTGGACATCAGGAGCGCATAATGATTACGGCACAAGTCGAGCCTTACAGCAAATGTTTGCCCGAATTGATGGAGTGTTACGACCTTCACTGGGAAGAGTTGGCGCTAAACAAAGATAAAGTACCGCTTGATCCGCAGTATGATTTGTACGAAGCGCGCGACAACGCAGGGCAACTGTTGCTGGTTACGCTGCGCGAAGCTGGCCGTTTAGTGGGGTATTTCATAGGTTTTATCGCGCCGGGATTCCATTACAAAACGTGCCTGACGCTGACGATGGACATCTTTTGGACGCACCCAGATGTGCGTGGTGGATTTAGCGGCGTAAAACTCTTTCGTTTAGTCGAAAAAGAAGCTAAAAGGCGCGGGGTGCATCGTATGTTCTACGGCTCCAAAATGCACAAGGACGCATCTAGGCTGTTTGAGTATTTGAAAATGGAACCCGTAGAGATTTACTACACGAAATGGATTGGGGATTGACATGGTCGCAGCAGCAATAGTCGGGTCGGCGGTTGTCGGCGGCGTAGTAGCCAGCAAAGCGTCTAGTAAAGCCGCTAAAACGCAAGAGCGCGCGGCGCAAGACGCGACCGCGGCGCAAGAGCGTATGTTCCAGCGGCAGACGGAACTGCAAGAGCCGTTTCGCCAAGGCGGCCTGACAGCACAGCAAGAGATTATGCAGTTGCTGGGTATCGGCGGTGACAAGACCGCCGCTGGCTACGGCAGCATGGCCATCGAGTCGCGCCGAAGCACGCCCACCTTGCCGGTGG